GGATGGCTAGTCCGACCGCTGAGATTGGCTCAGCTGTACCATACTCCTCTAGGTTGGCGGCCCACCCAGGTCTGTCTCTTGGAGAGATCTCTTCGATCTGCTCCTCATTCACAACGAACGACGCATACGTGTCCTGAATGCTCCTAGCCTTGACGGGAGCCACGGAAACGGCGATCTTGTGAGCAGAGACGGCATCAGGCACATAGGAAAGGTTACGCACAGCGCGACGAGTCCTACCATCCTTAATGCCACTGAGTTTCTCGGGGAAGCACATCCTCTTCGCGATTTCGTTAGGATCACGATCAGGATAACCTCTCCGCCAGTAATGACCAAGGAAGTGTGGATCACTCTTACCCTGGTAGGACACCTCAGTCTTCTCAACACTTAGTGTTAACCCAAGCTCACGGAAGTGCTTGGCTAAGTCGTCAAGACGAAATTCGGTTGATTGTCCTACAAGACTATCATCGCCAAGGACGAGAATCTTGTCATCTGGTATTGGTGTACCACCTGCCCTCATGAAAGCATAATTCACAGCACAGTAATTCACAATTGAATCAATGAGCTGAGTGAAATAACTTCCACTAGGTACGCCATGATGTTTAACCCAGACGGTGCAATCCGGCATCATAATTGGCGTATGGATAAAGTACCTTACCACTTGGTACCATATCCGCTCTTCGTCCTCCGTCATAGGCTCGAAGTGCGTTTTGAGGACAGAGAAAGCAAAGTCCACCAGAGCAGCAGGAATAGTGGAATCAAATCCACTGAAATCCATGGAGTAACGAACTCCGCTGTTCCGAATGCTCTGCATCCTTGCTGACACCTGAGATTTGAACATGCCGAATGCCATCGGAATGTCCCTCCGGGAGAGGAAATGTTCGATAAGTTGTGGCGCGAACATGGCCTCAAGCAGGAAGACGGACTGAGGGTATCCCCAGACTAACCTCGTCTTCGGCCCCTTGTCACCGTGTTGAACACGGAAGAACGCAATACATGGTTCAGGAGCTTTGGAACCGCCAGCAATACGCTGGGCACGACCCAGATCCCTCTCAAAGGCGTCACCCTTAGAAGTCAGATCCGGGAGGCCAGAGCTCTTGTTCTCATAGGTAACCTTCCTCAGATGGTCATCTAGAGCAGAAACTCTGAGGTTTCCTTTCCCGCCGAACGCCCGCATCGTCATAGCTTGAGCAACCTTCAAGATATCACGATCGGCGTGAGTAAGAACCGAAGGCTTACCATAACGGGCAAGTCGATCGACAAGAACCTGAGGTTCATACTTACTCTTGTTATCCCGGTCAGGATCTAGA